TACACGTGTAAGCCTTTGTGTGGGCTTTTTTTGGCTATTGGGCTTGTTTTTGCGGGTTTTTTGTGTTTTGTGTGATGTGTGCGTATGGTGTGTTTTGTTGTGCTTGTGTGTATGCTTTGGGGGGGTATAGGGTTTATGGTGATGCCTACATGTGTAGGCTTATTTGGGCTTAGTGTGATAAGTGTATGCGTGTGTATGTGATTGTGCTTGTAGTTGGTGAACAAGATGAGGAAACAATTAGAGAATGGGGCTATTGGGCTGATAATGGGGTTGAGAATAGGGTTCAGGCTAAGGCCATAAAGCAAAGAGAGGATAGGGAAAAGCGTTAGGAATAGGGGGATTAAAGCATTAGGATAAAACAATAAGAGGGCTTAAAAAAATAAAGAAGATAGGGCTTTAATTGTTAAAGTAGATGGAGCTTTAAGCATTAAAGTAGGGGGGGCTTAAAGCATTAAAGTTTGGGGAACTTTAAGCATTAAAGTAGATGGAGCTTAAAACATTAAAGAAACACATAGAGAAAAGAGGACTTCAATTATTAAAGTAGCGCATAATAAGCTTTTAGAAAAGGTTATTTATGGGCTTTATGCATATAATACTATATGTAATAATATGCAAAAGACCCAAAACTAAGATCTTATTTATAAAGTTTTCTAATTCCTGGAGGATTATCTAATATTTAAAGCTTTGTTTTCGCCGCATTTTGCGATTAAGGCCTAAATGTATCATGATGAGTTTAGCGAGTTTTTCAAGGATTTTAGGGGTTTTATGGGATTAAGGTTTATATGTCTCTCAAGTGCATTATCTTTTGCGGAAAAAGGTGATGGAAAAATGAATGCGAGATGCGTTTTAGAGGAAAGAGCCAGAGAGGCCGTAAAAGTAGTTAAGGGAATAATCTTTCAGCCAATATCTGAGAGAGAGAACGCTAGAGCTAGAGCGGATTAAAGAAACTCCTCTCCTCTTTTTTTATGTTTTGAATTGGGGGGATAAAAAAATGGAGGCTCGAGTAATTGGGTCTTGGTATTTGATTGATGTGTTGAGAAGTATAGACATTAACAATAGGCTAGCGATTTTGCTATACCATTATCTGAGAAGGGAAAAAGGTAAAGTGATAAAGCTTTTTACCAATAGAGTGCATTATGAGATATTTAAGCAATTGTGGAATAAGCCGCTAGCGATATACGTTTCTAGAAACTATGTTGTTCTTCAGTTTCAAGGAGGAAGTAGATCTCATTTTTACGTTATCGGAATTAATACTGATAAGAGGCTTTTCATAAACAAGATTAGAGACTTTGATAATTATGGGGCTAGAATTATTTGCGAATATCATGATGATTTTGATAAAGAGGATGATTACAATATTCCGATATACTTAGTAGAGGATAAGAATATTTTCAGAGCAATGGACTTTGAGGAGGATATTGAGAATAGCGAGGAGAAGGTGATCCCAAAATATCGCAAAGATGGAGATAGAGAACAAATGATAAGCTCTTATCGCATTCAAGGTGATCTAATACTAAGAGTTACTACTGAGGATATTTTCTTTGGGAACATAAGACAATTGGTTATAGAACAAGTTGATCAAATCTTGAATAGAGTTATACTTTTGAGGATACAAAATGTTCTAGCTGATATAGGTATATCCTCGCAAATTGTTATAAGATTTAGGAGAGAGGCCTTAATGTTCCGAGCTTTTCCGAGAAACACATCTCTGGAAGAAGAAGAATATTACCTTGGGAACTTAATTGAGATACTGAAAAGGAAATTGAATATCAGCGATATAGCTGAACGCATTAAGTTTGCTATAGGTTTTGATTCTGATACAATTGGATGTGATATAGCCATTCACTTGTTTAATGAGCGGGCGGAATTTGGACAAAGATTTGAGCCTACAATTATTAGGGCTTTAATTAGTTGGGAAACACTCCAGAAATTTGCGGATAAGATAATGAGCCAATTGAAATTAGAGCCTCAAGACAATATAATCTCGAGAGGCCGACATTTGATAAGATATTTTGGGCTTCCATCACGATTTACCATAATGGCTAAACTTCCAAATGCCAATATGGCAAAGGAAGAATATATCATCCCAATAAATATGGATGTTTTGCATATTATGAAGGGAAAAATATATTTGTATCATCCAGAACATAGTCATTTAACAATTGATATTGCGCAAAACCTAGCGGCTGAAGTAAATTCAATTCCACTAGATGATGATTTTGAGGAGAGAATGAATTATTACGCATTAAAGCTACTACCGGATTCAAGACAATTAACGCTTTTTTAAACCCCTTTTTCTTTTTTTCCGTTTTTTTCTTTTCCTCATTTTTGCTTTTTGGGCTTTAGCGTTTAGCGTTTTTTGGGATATTTGGCTTTTGGCTTATGGGGGGGCTTAAGGGGCTTTCTAGCTTTCCCGCAATTTTCTAGCACTTATTTGCGATAAGCCGGTCGAGCTTAGTCTAGGCTTTTGGATTTTTTTGCGGCTTATGCTTTTCGAGCTTCGAGCTTTTCGAGGCTTCGAGGCTTCAGGCTTTTCGAGCCAGTTGAGTTCGAGCTAGTTGGGGGGATGATGGGGGGCTGAAGTGTGGAGCTTTAAGAATTAAAGTAGCGTATGTGCTGGATTGATGTTGGCACGGGGCTTTAATTGTTAAAGTAGCGTGTGTTGGGGGAATTCTAGCCTAGGGGGCTTAAAGCATTAAAGTAACTGATGCGGATAAGCCTGAGGATAATGGGGCTTTAATTGTTAAAGTTACTTCCACTTTGATCATTAAAGTTAGGCATGGGTTAGAGTTGTGCTATTGGGGGGCTTTGATTGTTAAAGTGGTCTGATGGGGGCATAGCATCCTACCCCGGGCTTTGATGATTAAAGAAACGCATATTGATTAGGCTGAGGATAATGGGGCTTTAATGCTTAAAGTAGCGCATATGTGTGTTGGCCTCGGTTGAGGAGCTGGCTTATAAGGCTTTGCCTCCCCCGCATTCTCGAGGCGAGCCTTAGAGAGATGGTTACATGTGTTTATATTTGTTGTCGTAATGCTTATATGGGTCTAGTGGTTTCTAGTCCCCTAAGGTTTATATTCTACACATGTATTGTTGCTTGTGAGGTGGTGCGGGATGGTTGGTGGAAAGGTGCTTGTGTATGATCTTGTTTCGGAGAATCATCGAGCGTTAAGGAATACGCCTCTGTTTGGTAAAGTTCGAGCCGTCCGGATCAAGTGCACCAGCATGTTGTATAAGCTTGGCATACCTTGCACTGAGAGCGTTATACTGATAAACTCTAGCCATGCTGAGAGGATTAGTGAGACCATCGAGATGGTTAGGGAGCTTTATGAAGATGTTTTACATGAGGTTAATAATGCGCTAGGCGTAAGGCTTCCTGAGCCGGTTATTAAGGTGCTTGATATAACTCAAGATCAGTATCAGGTTTTCCGAGATCTCGCTGAGAGAAGACTAAGGGAATCAATTGATGGCCAAATAGATAGAGTCTCGATGATTATCGAGACGGTTGCGGATCAGTCTGATCAAAATAAGAGGAGGAGCATTATACATAGCCTTAAGAAGCTTAAGAAGGAATGGGTTAGAATCAGAAATAGCTGTTTAGAAATTGGCATAAATCTCGAGGATGAGATTAACTATTTGCTTGATTTGATTGATCAGGCGATAAATGCGCTTTATAGCTGATTTCAGGAGGGGTCTTTATGGAGCCGAGCTTTGGAATAGAGTTTGAATTTGATCTTATCCTGAAGAATGGCCGTAGGATTAGGGATGTTGCGCCACGTGCTAGGCGGTATGTTTATGGATGGGATTATCAAGATGATCATACGTGTGCAGTAGAACTTAGGTCTCCCGTGTTCCGAGGTCTTGATCACGCTGTCAGCGAGATTGAGAGGCAGTTTAACTATTGGTGTGATGTTTTCCAAGATGTTGCTCCATACCCGTATAGCGTTAATGGCCGAAGTCTAGGCATGCATATACATATTGGCTTACCCAATAGATGCCTACACTATCACGAGGTTGATGTTGTTGGTAAGAGCGTCGCTAACGTTTATCCATTCCTAGCCGCTTTACAATGCCAGCCTGTTCCAAGCGAGAGGATACTCAGGAGCGCTTACCTCAGGCCATTATGGGCTTACGATTACGAAATAACTGACGATGACCATTATGCTGAGATTAATTTTAATGCCATTGGAACGGTTGAGTTTAGGATCTTTGACGCTAATGTTCCACAAGTTGCATTAACAAATGCGTGGATCATGCGGGAGATAGCTAAAGTTATGCTTGAGAATCAAAATTCAGATGTTGGTGTTAATCGAGAGAGATATAGGCATGATAGGAATATGGCGATTAGGTATGGCCTTAAAGCCCTAAATATTCTAAACTATTTGCAAATGATCAAAGATATGATAGGAAATGTTGCCATTCCTAGTTATCCATTTATCCGTGAGTTGCTATATCTTGCCGTGAAGTATCGCATGAATGCATGGGATATTATGAGAGCTGTAACGCAATCGCTTGGGACTAAAGAATTTGAATATTTCAGGGCTATGTTCAAGAATCCAAGAGACTTTATGTCTAATGTTATGTCGGTTATCAATAATTCTATGCATGATGTTGTTGATGAGCGATGTAAACAGATTATTTTAGATGCGCTTGAAAATTCTAGAAATCTAAATACTCTGGATGATCTGATTGCATTGGCTAGAACATTTGCGCCAGAAGTTCCCTCGATTTACGTGATACCGTTCCATTCAAAGAATCTACCGAGCCGAAGCTATGTTAAGAGGTGCATAGACCTGCACTATTATCGTGTGTGTAGAATTAACGAGGTTGATAATACTCCATACGATGATGTAGCTAGTAGGATACATTACCTTATGAGGCATCACGGGGACGGATTTGTAAACGTGCTTAGCCCCGAGGATGTGATCAATAGGCCTGAGCGGTTCTATGTTTTCGTGGTGCCTGATCCGGATAATAGGCGTGAGGTTGTTCTAGGATGCATAGCTGTCAGAATGTCCACAGGAGAGATTTCGAGCCTAGTTGTTGATAGGAGATATAGGCGCCTTGGAATCGCCAAGATTCTGATAAAAACCGTTATGCAAGTATTTGATCTGCATTATAGGAATTCATCGAGGCCGATTTTGCACGGATACGTTAAGAAGAAGAATGAGCCGATGATTAATTTGCTTAGAAGCATGGGCTTCGTGATTGAGCCGTTTAATCAGGATGTGTATAGGTTTAGGGTTGCTGTGAAGGAGAGTGATTAGCCATGTGCGGGATAGCCGGGGTTTATGGTGTTAATGCGTTAAGGCTATCATTGATGATTACGTTGGCGCAAATTAACCGAGGCACTAGGGGGACTGGATTAGCGTGGATCAACCATAACAGGATTAAGGTGTTGAAGGAGCCGATTCATCCGGTTAAATTCTTCAAGAAGCATTATGATAGGCTTGAGTGGAAGGTTAAGGTTGCTGTTGCGCATAATAGACAGCCATCACGTGGAGGGGTTACGTATCAGAATACGCATCCATTTACAGACTGTAAGGGTAGATTCGCACTCGTTCATAATGGCTCTTGCATGTTCGATAATAACATAGTGTCTAAGATAAAGAGGGAGCATATGGTATTGGGAGAGACCGATAGCGAGATAATCACGCATCTTCTCGAGGATCTGTATGAGGAGCATGGAGACATGGTTAGCGCTATTGAGGCGCTATTTGATACGGATTTCTCTGGAGCTATTCTAGTGCTGACGAGAGACGGTAAAATCTATGGCGCTAGGGATGGCGTGATGCCACTACACTACTGTAAGACTAATACACATGTCTTACTGGCATCAGAGGCCTCTGCGATTGAGGCGATACTAGACACGAACGCCAAGATTGAGGCATTGAAGATACAGCAAATAATTGAGGTTGATGGCGGTAGGATAGAGATACACGGGGAAGGTATAGAGGAGGCGCCAGCACGTTATTATTATTATCCATATGCCTATGCATCAAGGCGGGCTAGCTCCCCCTATTATCCCTGGTATTATGATTGGGAAGACTGAAGCCCCTTCTTTTTTTATTTTTTAGGTTTACACGTGTAGCTTTGCTTCTAGTGTATGGGTTTATGAGTAATTGAATATGTCCTAGGGGGGCTTAAAGAATTAAAGAAAAGCATAGAGATAAGGGAGCTTTAAGTATCAAAGTGACGGATAGAATAAGCCGATAACAATATGGGGCTTTAAAAATTAAAGTAACGGATAGAATTGGGCTTATTGATGATGGGGCTTAAAGCATTAAAGTAACATGAGAGATGAGCCATCTAGGGTAATACTCCTAAGGCTTATGTCATGTATGGTTTATATGGTGCTTATGCGCTATACCTATTGAGGTGAGGCGGGTATGGTGGAGGAGTGGGATGAAAAAGTTAGGGAGGCGGCTAAGGCAATATTGGCGCATAGAAACGAGATTGAGGAGCTGATACGGATTTACAGGGATTTGCCTATTGTGTATGTGTGTCCGTTTTGCGGCTATATCAGTAGGGAGCCGATGAATAGGGAGATAAAGGCGGAAGTGTATTATCGTGGTTGGCCATATGAAGATGAGTGGATTACGGAGGTTATTGGTTTCTGTTTTTGTTCTAGGTGTGGAGCGACTCCGGAGAATTGCAAATATTTCTTTGGGTATGTTAAGGATGGTGAGAAGGTGTTGCAGATAAATAGCGATGACTTGGATAAGGTGAGGGCTAGGAGCCTTAAGGTTATGACGAGGGAGTATAAGGCGGCTGTCGAGAGGATAAAAGCGATACTAGCCGATGAATTGAATCGCATACGGGAGAGTGCTGACGAGATAGTTTATTGTGCATCTTCCGGAGAATGTTATTGTGTTGAGGAGATGCCTGAGGATGTAGGGAGGCTGGTGATGACACTTTACTGCCTAATCAAAGATCCGCCTGAAATGGTTGATGAGGAGGTGATTTGATATGGCCGGGTTCATTAATTTAACACCACATAAGGTAACCATTTATTCTAGGGATGGCAAAAAGATAATAGCAGAGATTCCTCCAAGCGGGCTAGTCGCAAGGGTTACGGTAACCTCTAGGATTGTAGGCGAGATAGCAGGGATTCCGGTCAGGAAAACGGAATATGGGGAGATAGAGAATTTGCCTGATCCGATGCCTGACACGTATTACATCGTCAGCACGGTGGTGTTGATTGCGTTGAAGGAAAAAGGAATCAATAGGCCTGACGTTATTTCGCCGGACACCAACCCGGATTCCGTTATAAGGGATTCAGAAGGAAGGGTTATAGGGGTCAGGTTCTTCCAGACCCTATAAAACCCCCCACTTTTTTCCTGTTTTTGGTTCTGTTTTTTATCTCTTGAAGTAGTGGTTAGGCCATTTATCTCTGTAACTACACGTGTAATTCCATCTTTAGGGTATGAGCCCATAGACGAGCCGACATAGACGAGCTATTTCCGGTATTACTCTCGAGGTTTGTGGTGCATATGGTTTATATGGCGCTTATGCACAGTATCTGTCGAGGTGGATAGGAGTATGGTCGAGGTTGGAAAGGTTGGGAGGTTTAGCGTCCGCATGCATGACTTCATGCAGTTTAGCATATGTCTTGATGACGTGGTGTATGACCTTAGTGGGAGTATGGCGATGGATCTGATGATGTTGCTGAGGAGCGTTGATTATGTAACCGTCGAGAAAAGGCGTGGCAGGCTTATCGTAACATGTGATGGCCTAAGGACGCTGTATATCGAGGATGAGGAGAGCCGCCCGGGATACCGTGTTCTGGCGATTGCGAGGGTTGTGGGTAATGATGGCGTGAACTATTTTGTCGCATTCTCAGACCCGATGGCGGATGAATACGTGCATTACCATGAATGGGTTGATAGGAACATGAATAGCCAAGGATACTTGTATGACGATATTGCGGAGTTTATCTATGTTAATGAGTGGGATGCAAGGCCGGAGATCATAGACGAGTGGATTAAGGTGTTTAGCGATCCGAGAATCCTTGAACACTTCCCCGAGCTTAGCTTTATTGTAAAGAGGCTTGAGGAGGTGAGGAAGCATGCCTGAGGTTGTTGGTAGATGTTGGGTCTGGAGGGACGAGGAAAACAAAATGGAGTATGCGATAACCATTGAGGGCTTTGATTCGCACAATGGTATCATAACCAAGCTGAGGCTTGAGAGGTTCTATAGGCCGCTTGGATTTTGTTTTAAGAATAAGTGGGGGCATGTTTGGATCGTTGAGTTCAATAAGGTTGGGCCGAAGGGGAAGCTGAGGGTAAAATGTATTGAGAGGGGCTATGAGTGGAACGGGACTTACGTTAAAACCAGGTATTCGGTGAGCATTGAGACGGATTTCATAGAGCCTCCTTGGTTCGTTAAGTTGGACGAGCTTGAAAAGGAGATCGGCTACTGTGATGTGGATTATGGGTTGCAGACGATAATCACCCATATAAAAGACCTGTTCATGATACACTTCAAGATCCCCGAAGAGCTACCGGAAAAAATCGGCTAGAAACCCCCTCTCCTTCTTTTTTCATCCTAGCCTACACATGTAGAAAAGACGAGCCAATAACGGTATGACCGTTTTTGTGTTGGGTGTATAAGGTTTATATGGTGCTTATGTGTTCTCATTATCGAGGTGGTTGAGATGAAAGAGGTTAAGTTGGGTGATAAGATCAGCATCTTCGAGCCGGTAACCGTGATAAGGATTCGTAAGGAGGCTCTGGAGCGCTTGAATAGGTTTTCAAGGGATGTAAGGAACATGGTGTTGGATGAGGCTGTAAAGGCTACTTTGGAGACTGATCATCCATATGATGTTACCCTTGAAGACGTTATAAGGGCGGAGGCCAAGGTCTATTCGAAGATTAAGGTTAAGGTTAATTCGAGCTGGAGGTGGTGGTAGGATATGTCAAACGGAAGGGGTAAAATTACGTGTCATTATTGCGGTGCAAAGTGGTATCGCAGGGAACTAAAAATTATGGCTGACACCGACGCCGATGAATACGGTGTCTATGTAGTGTATGAATATGTTTGCCCAGCATGTTCAGAGCCGATCTACGACAGACGTTTAAAACCGCTTCGTGGATATGTGGCACCAAGTTTTGACGAACCATTAAGGTGGGAAGATTGAGAAACCATTTAGTCAAATTGATTTGACCCATAGGGGGGTGATTTAATGGGAGAGGATGAGTGGGATAATATTGTGATTGGAGGGTGGAGGGTAATTACTGCTTGGGATATAAGTCTTGCTGTAGTAAAGGTGCAGGAGCTGGAGAAGAGGGTTAAGAAGCTGGAGGAGGATGTGGCGAGAATATCCAAGATGCTGGACGATATTGTTAAAAAGATAGCCTAGGTGGGGGTGGTTGGGATGAAGGATGGGGAGGAGCTTGTTAATGAGCTTGTGGAGGAGGGGGAGAGGGCCGTGAGTTGCAAGTGCCCATACTGCGGCAGGATGCTGGATCATCTTGAGATGATCACGGAGGAGGAGTGGGCTAGGGACTTCAGGGCCACAGGCGTCGGGCTGGAGCGGAGATACCTGAGGACGGTTGATTGGTATTTCTGTTGCCCATACTGCGGCGCATTATTAACCGATTGCGAGAACATCGCCAAGGCCATCCTCCAAGGGACTTGGAACTGGGAGGGGGATTGAGTGATGAGTGAGGACGTAATTAAGGATGTGGTTTCGATTTATAGGGAGGTTCCGGTTGAATGCCTTATTGAGGCGTTGCATGCTAGCTGGGACGAGATAGACGAGGATCTAAAAGCGGTCATGAGAGCCTACAGCATCCCGGAGGAGTTGCTGTTACATATCAGGGAGTCAATGAGGCAGTATATTGTCAAGGAGCTGAGGGAAAGGGGGTTGCCGGAGGAGGAGTGGATGGTTGAGCCACTTTTAAAGCTGTTCATCCGCCTATCCAAGGTAATGCTATTAGATGATCTACGGGGGAGGTGATGGGATGAGGGGGTTGGAGTTCATGTTATGGGATGGGATGGACTCAAATGCGTATGGGTGGGTCTGGGATGGGATGGATATAAATGCGTATGGATGGGTTTCTGTATTTGTTTATAGACCGCAGAGTTCTTTTGAGAGGATCATATGGGAGGATATGAGGAGGCGTTACCGGAGGAGGAAGTGAAGGGATGAGGAGGAAAAAGGAGTCATCCTTGAGGATGGAGAGGCCGCCATTTCTTTGGCGACTTCAATACTATATTCATTGTCATCCACGCTTATCTTACACCACCTTTATCTGGCTTTTCCAACCCGATCCGGCGTGGCGCAATGGAATCATTGATATAATACGGGATCCGGATCTCAGCCTAGGGGAAAAAATTAAGCTGTTTATATTGAATTTGATGGAGGTCATACCGATATTCAGTGGCCTTGAGTGGTGGCTGTTCTACCTGAAGTTCTGGAAAAGTGTGAGAAAGGGGGAGATACCATGATGAGGAGGGGGAGATGATGGGGGTTATAGATGAGGTTGATAGGATTGTCGAGGAGGTTAAGGATCGGTATGTCGAGCAGTTTCTCAAGAATATCGAGGATTGGCTTGACAGGTATTCTGGTTGGGATGGTAGGATTGAGGTGGGCGAGGGTAAGAAGCCCTGGATAATCAAGGTTGATGTCTATGACGAGTCCGGAGTTCCGGTAGAGTCCGGTGTCTTCGATACGAGTATATTGGCCTCCATCATTTCCCGTGAGATACACGTGAAGGTCAGGGAGATCGTTGATGAGGATAATGTTGCTACCGTTGTTGCGGCCTTGCTACTCAGGCTGAACACGCTGGCATGGGATGTTAGGGATGAGGTGATGGGCGGCATAATGCAATATTTGGGCGAGCTTGGGTTCCGGGGCCAATTCTCCCAGACGGATCAGAGCAGGATAGTCTTTAGGAGTGGGAGGTGAGGGCCTTGAGGAGGGATTTTGATGTTGAGTGGGATACACGTGATCATGATACGTGGGATATGATCTGGTTTTTCGATCAGTCCAAAAAGGGAAAGAAGAGGAGGAAGAAGCGGTAGCTAGATTTTTATTTCGTCGAGGCAGTCCACCTTAACAACTTCCTTCCAGTTATACACGTGATATTTTCCATCATCTGATTTCAGTAGGAGCAGGTATGGTGGTTTCATGTTGAAGAATATTAGGACGCCTATTTCTGGGCTTTCAATGTATCTAGTCCAGATCTTAACCTTATGGCCAAGGAAGGAGGCCACGATGCGATCCAGCGATGGCATGTCTATTGTTGTGCACTCCTAGACATAAATCTTTTATCTCGTTTTCGTGAGCTTGAGGGATACGAATATGTATAGCAGTATTAGCCCATATGCTATCAGTATCATCGCCCAGATCCAAGGCCAAGGGTCTGGAGTGTTGATCACGGGCAACTCGCTCATATGATTAAATGAATGTGCAAGGTGTTTATAAATTTTCTCTTTACGAAAAATTTTTATGAGGGCTTATTATTTATTATTGCGAGGTGGGGTGGTGTGCCCGGTAGTAGTTTACTTGATGCGGTTTTGAACCGTGAGCGGATTAGGATTATTCGCTTGCTTGTAAGGAAAAAGATGTATCCTTTGCAGATTTCGAAGAAGTTGAATCTCAGCCATTCAGATGTTGCGTATCATCTTTCAGTTCTGCATGATGCCGGTATTGTTAAGCGTGAAGTTGGCAGGACTGGCGAGGGTAGGCTTGCGTATTTTTATGACATTGATCGGCCTAGGCTTAAGCACATATTGTATGAAGTCCAGGCAATTATAAACGGCATTCTTGACGAGCTTGGGGAGTAGTGAGGTGATGAGTGAATGAGCGAATCACCTACCAAGAAGTTTATTGTTGCAATTGATAGGGAGGAGTTCGTGAAGACGTGCCACAGGATTGCCGACGCCTATATAGCGTCTGAGGTTGAGGATCATGAGGGAAAGCTTGATGAAGAGCATCTTAAGGATGTTCTGGAGGTGGCTGAGAAGATTAGGAGGGCGAAGAATTTTGATGAGGTTGTTGATGCGCTCCTAGATGATGCCGCATTAAAATTCGACATATTCGTGGACTTCATTTGCGGGCTTGATTTACCACGATGGCATAGGATAATCTTATATGGCATAGCCGTAGAAAAGGAATATGGGGATATTGTATGATGCGGGGTGAAAAATAATGAGCAAACATGTTGGCTTGAAAATATCGCTTGATGAGTGTATTCATAGCATTAAGCTTGATTCCGGCTTGAAGTATGATCGCTATTTTGCAATCGCATTCCTGAAGAGTAAGGGTGATCTGCCTCCATGTGTAGCTGTTGGCAGTCTTGAGGTTGAGAAAGAGACGGGGGAGGCTGAATACTTTAACCCATGTAAGTTCTATTCCCTTGATAAGATGTTTGAGGCGGTCATACACATGTTGGCCTCATACATAGCGTTTTATGCTTTCGAGAACTCCGTCAGCCCGAGACATGTCTTCATGAAGTTATTGGATATGTTTAGATCCGATTATAGGTTGCTTGATAAGCTCGTGAATCTATCTGAGGGGTATTATAGAAAAATGGTGGAGATTGAGTCTAGTGGGGCAGGGGAGTAGCTGTTAGTAGCTCTATCAGTGCCCATAGCAGTAGTATTAGCACCTCTAGTAGCATTGATGGGATTTCGTGTCCGCTTCCGATGCTTAATTTATGGTTTTGCGCTACTGCCTCGTCTATGAGCCATATCGTGGCCATGCCGCCGAATAACGGCATGTGTAGTCTAAAGCATAGTATGTATGCTATCGTAGCCCAATGATAGTGTTCGAATAGTGTTAATAGCGGATACCGGTATTTGCCCAATGGCTTTCCCCGGCGAGCATCGTATATGGCCCATTTCCAATACCAGATGGCGTTTGCAATGCCGCCTATCCACAAGCCTATTACCGCCCAGGCTAGATTCCAGATGTTCATCACTTTCTCGTGTTTATGGGGAGAAATTTAAATATAGCGCCATGAAAAACTACTAGGCATGGAGTTCATGATCGTTGAGGCGTTGAGCTTGATAATAGTGGTGGGTGCATTGGTGCTCTTGGGCATGAGGGTGATAACGTATGAGCAGGCGGTTACATTAATCTCAATAGCATTATCAATGATCACCGGCAAATACATAGCAAAATATGAGAGAACTATTGTAGCCAAGGCGAGATCACTACATGTGAATAGGAGGAGGGTCTGGGGAATCCTAGCCGTGATAGGCTTAGTTCTAGGCATATTCCTATTCTGGGGTGGCGAATGGTTAATCTGGGATTGGATAAACAGTATAGTGAACGGGCCTTGGATTAACATGGACATGTTTTGCAAGGAGTGGAGCTTCTATGCGCCACTGTTTCTTTATCGTTGGGATTGCCGGACGTGGACTGGCCCATTTGACTTGGGTAAGATGTGGATTGATCTCGGCGGCTTCTTAATTATCGTCTCTGCATTCGTATTAGGATATATAGCTAGGCCTGTTATTGAGGGGTTCATCAGAAAAAAATTTGGAGAGAGGTAGTATGTGTTAGCTGACTTCGTATGCACGGTTTACGGCTTTTACTGATCCCCATGCGCCGATGATCAGGCCTATTACCACAAGCCATAGACCCAGTAGTAGTTTGCCGGTGTCGAAGAATGTTAGCACCTGTGTTGTTACTATGGGTGATTCCCACAGTTCATATGCTGGGATTGTTATGATCCGCTCTATCTCCGGGACGTAGTGTTTGCTTGGGGAGCTTAGGAGCGAATATTTGTATCCGGTGGTTGCTTGGACATAATGATATGACACGGCTGAGCCTATGACGCATAGGCCAGCAATTATTAGCACTATTGCGATCAGCCCATGTGGCTTGGTGATGCATTTCAGTATCTTGCCGATGTCCTTGAACACCACGTGCCATCTTGTCTCTCCCTTGCTCACCTTGTGCATGAATCCGCCGAAGGCTAGGCCTAACACTATTGCTAGCACCCATACGAATATTGTTACTAGCAGGCCTATGCTCAGCATTTTTCCCTGACCTTCGATAGGGGGTGGGTGGATCTGGCTAATAAATCTTACCTATCACGGGTTCCACCTAACTTTTAAGAGGTCTTCCAGATGCTTGTATTTGCAGACTATGAAGTATTCATCGCTCCCGGCAAATAGTAGCCCAACCAGTTGATCGTTCTCGCTTGGCTGGTCTCCCTGCATCAGGAAGACCGGGCTTCCGCTGTCGCCTCCCTGTGATTGGCCTTTTACCACTATTTGATCCGTGAATACCACGTATTCGTCGTTATACCAGACTTTTACGGTTGCATTGTCATTTACTATTACGCCTTCGGTGTATCCCGTAGTTCTCCCGCATTTCCATACCTTGCGGCCAACCACGCCATCCCCGGGGTGGGTTCCCTTTGGAAGTATGATTGATCCATCCTCCATGTAAACCCCTTTCGCTATGCTCCTATCATTGGATGATGGCTGGAATGTGGCCACAGCCGCATCTATGAGCCTGTATTCCTCTGAGCACCATTTTCTCAGTAGTTGGCCGAATATCATGCATATGTATGCCTTGAGTGTTGATGGCATTACTGGAACGTATCTCTTTAGTATTCCAACCCTATCATGCGGGTCTTTGCCCCCGTCATATGGGCCAGGCTGGACTATTGCCGTTTTTCCAGGGTCTCCTCGGAAGACGTGCCAGTTGCTTACCAGCACCTCCGTGTTGTCGGTTATGTCTTGGAAGACGCCGGATAAAGTCCCGGCGGTAGTTTTTGTTGAGCCAATGCTGACTCCCCCCGCCAACACGCTTACCCGGCCCTTCCTGTCCATCCCAACCCCCCTAAAGGGCTTTGAATCTCCCGGTAACGATGACCTCTATGGAGTATCCCGATATTTCAAATTTCCTGAACAGGGTTGCGTGCTCCTCGTCATCCACGTATAACACTATCTTGTTGCCATTCACCGAGTATCCGGATACCCCCTTCTCCTTCATGAAGGTATCCAATATTTTCTTGAGCTTTTTATCAATTTTCTGTTGGGCCATCACATCCACCCACCCATAAACTTTAGCATATGACTTGCTTATATGTGTTATGTTAAAAAGAAAAAAGATTATGAGGGTTTACGGGCCTATTCTTCCTTCATGCCGTCCATGATGAAGTTCGTTATCGCCAGCCTGATGTATTCGGATCTGTTCCTGATTCCTTTCTTTTGCATGTCCATCTTCATTAGCGCTAGCAATCCTTTTGGGATCTTTAGGCTGACGAATACCATGTTCGTGTCATCGTCATCGAATGCGAACTTTTTGACCGGGTTGTTGTCATTGGATTTTCCGCCATCCAAGATTGATAGCAACTTCATGTGTTCTTTCAAGCCTCTCTGGATTATGAATCGCAGGGCGGTATTGCGGTATCGGTAGAGCTTCATCCGCACCATTTTATCAACTATTTGGACTATCGGCTCTGGGAGGTGTAGTGTTACTATTTGCATTACTCCTTCACCTCCTCGACGCTCACACGTATAGTCCATCCTATGACTTGGTCGCCGTAGCAGTCATTGCTCCAGAATGTCTCGTGCATTCCCTTGATCATGTCTAATGCTTCTTGAATTGTGTCACATTTCTTTATCCTGACGCTTCCATCCTCGCCGTCCAAGAATACGTCAAACTTCAATACCTTGATCTCGCCCATAGTCCCACGTGATTGTGATGCATCAAGTGTGATATATAGATGTCTTCCGGGTATTTGACATGGTATTAGCATGGTGTATTACACGTGTATGTGTTATGCGCTATGTTTATATGGTGTTTGGGTTAATTATGGATTGTGAGGGGATATGGCTCGGGTTAAGCTGGTGCATGTAAGGATTGAGGAGGATGTGTATCGCAAGATATGGGCTATTGTGGCGGATAGGTATCTGACGCATAGCCGCAACTTGTCAGCTATTGTGAATGAGGCTTTGAAGGAGTATATTCGAAAATATGAGAGTAAAGGCGAGAAGAGGCGAAAGAGGAGGACATAATATACATAAAGTTTTTAAGGTGCTTATGTGTATAATTATCTGTGAGGTGAGGGGTGAATGGAAAACGAGTTCCTGAAACTATGGTCTGAGCTGGAGGAAATCGCCGACAGGGCTAGGCGTGAGGCTAGGGGCGTCGCCATCAAGGTATGCAACGTGATCAAGGAGAGGTATTGGGATCGCATCAAGGCTGTGGCCGAGAAGTATGGCCTTGAGCCGAAGCTTGGCATAGAGATCAATGGTAGTGATCCAATTAGCTATGTGCCGGTGCTGTATTTGATTTCCGAGGAGGTGCTGGCGCCGGAGCTGGTCGAGAACCTTAAGGAGAATATCCATAGGGAGCTAGGGGCGTGGATCAGCGATGCAAGGCTACATGTGGTGTTGCTGACAAGGGATGCCAAGCGTTTCCTGAACCTGGAGCTGATCAAGAATAATGAAAAGAAGGGGGGTGAGGGTGATGGAAGCTGAGGCTGGAGGGATCCTAGTCTTCGATGACTGGAATGAACTGTGGAGGTTCATCGAGTCCCGGAAAGAATATGTTGCCATTGATAGGGCGAAGACTAAAGGGAATAAGACGGCGTATTTGGCTAGGCTGACGAACGACATATGTAGGCTTCCGGAGATCTTTAAGGGCAGTATGGCGCATCATTATAGCTTGGAAGGGTTTGCGAAGCTTGCCTTGATGCTGAGGAGGCAGAAGCAGAGCTTGGACGCCATACGGAAAGAGTATGCTTGGCAGGATTGGGCTGTCGATGCTTTAAACCAGATTATTAAGCAACGTGAAGGGCTGATTGACGAGATATACGAGCATGTCGCTGTTCACCCGGTAGTCCAATGGGTTAAGCGGGTAAAAGGGCTTGGAAAGCATGATGCAATACTATTCTTGGGCTTTATTGATCCGCATATTGCGACCTCGGCGGGGAAGGCTTACAAGTATTGGTGCCTCGCAGGCCCCGAATCGAGGCTAAAGTCTGGTAGGAAAGCTGAGGGCAGGCCTATCCTTAGAGGCGAGGGGTTCTTCATGGCAAGCAGGATCTGGATGCGAGGCGATGAATATTACAAGCCGCTAGCTGAAGCAAAAAAGGCATATTATTTGGACAAGCTACCGCAAGATGAGAAAGGTAGAAATGCACATGCACATATCAGGGCATTGCTTTGGCTGGCCAGACTACTTGTTGGCCATGCTTGGGAGATGCATCGCAAGTTCGAGCGGTTGCCGATTAACCCGCATGCCAACCATATTCCGCCAAAGCCCGATGAAGATGCCGTTTTCGATAACGATAAGATCCTAAATGCGATAAGGAATGGCCTAAGGCTTCCGCCCGAGGCTGTCAAGGTTTAAATTTTCCACCTCTTTTTCTTTTTTTGCGAGCTGGAAAACTTAGTGAGCTGTATGATGTAGCGAGCTACTCTTAACAGTGAGCTAGATAGATGAGCGAGCTTAGGAAGAGAGTGAGCTGGATTAGGAAGCGAGCTTGAGAATTAAGGGAGCTTAATGCCAGAGCGAGCTTCTTCTAAAAGTGAGCTGGAACACATAGCGAGCTGGAAAGAAAAGTGAGCTACGCACGAAAGCGAGCTGGACTGTGAAGTGAGCTAAGTCTTTGGGCGAGCTTAAAATCGGAGTGAGCTACGGGTTCCAGCGAGCATACCCCTGAAGTGAGCAACCTATCTGAGCGAGCTGATTTTTTAAGTGAGCTATGAGGCATAGCGAGCTAAATTGTCCAGTGAGCTGAAGAGAAGAGCGAGCTGGTGGGTGAAGTGAGCTACAATATTTAGCGAGCTTTTTCTGAAAGTGAGCTGGAACACGGAACGAGCTACAAGACGGAGTGAACTGCATTGTGTAGCGAGCTAGGATGATGAGTGAGCTGTTCATTGAAGCGAGCTGAGGAATAAAGTGAGCTATCTACTCAAGCGAGCCACGATAATGAGTGAGCAACCCTCGGGAGCGAGCTGAATGGCTTAGTGAGCAAATAGGTATAGCGAGCTGAGACGATAAGTGAGCTGGGACATAAAGCGAGCTGAAATAAAAAGTGAGCTAAATAAAAAAGCGAGCTATGAAATCTAGTGAGCTGTGGATTGAAGCGAGCTGTGAGCTTGAGGGAGCTACCAATACAAGCGAGCTGGAATCGTGAGGAAGCTAGGGGGAATAGCGAGCTTAAAATCTGAGTGAGCTGGAGTCTATAGCGAGCTTTGAATAAAAGTGAGCTACCTCAAGAAGCGAGCTATATGAAAGAGTGAGCTGGAGGAATGAGCGAGCTGAAATAGAAAGTGAGCTACGCAATAAAGCGAGCTTGAGAAGAAAGTGAGCTATCCCGTCAAGCGAGCTGAATGGGAAAAAATATGGGGGTTAGATGTCTATGAACTGGTATTTGCCTTTGACCCTCATGAATGCTTTTGGCTTGACCTTGTATTCTCCTTCAAGGGCTTTGAGGTCTTTGAATCTTTCCGCTAGCCTGCTTTGATCCGCTGGGGCGTCTTCCTGTTTTACCTGTATCAGCCATATCTCCTTGTTTTCGGGGAATATTGCTATGATGTCTGCTGGGCCTAGGCTTCGGCTACTTCTTATGACAAGTGCCCCCATCTCCCTTAGCTTTTCACGGCAGAAGTGTTCCACCTGGTAGCCCTTCTTGTATGGCGTGGTTTTCTGGCTCATGGGCGGCTATCGCCCCAGCATCTGGACGTATTTTGCACGTGCTACTCCTAGGGCGCCTAGGACTCGTAGGATCACGAAGTTGGCCAGCTTCCTGTTTTTCTCGATGTAGCTCTTGGGGATGTAGAATGCCTGTTCCTCGAGGTCAATGTATATTGGGATTCGGTCTCTTACCTTCTTCCTCTTTCCGTCGGGCGTGATTATGTAGCTCTTCCTCGTGATCACGTAGTATTCTTTTCCTTCTACTTTTACCTTCTTGAGCATGAAGTTTTTGTCGGGGAACCTTGTCTGCAGACTCTTGACATATTGCTGTATCCGATCTAGATCTACTCTTGCATTGGGTATCCTTACAACTTCGAAGAGAGCATCGTATCTACTGTGATTGGACTTTCCCATTACCGTGATGTCGGCGTATTCATCGAAGATCCGCACCAGCCGCATCCATCATCACCCCCGGGGCTATCTTACCTTATGCCTCTCCACGTATTCCTTTAACGCCTCATTTATGACCAGCCAGATAGTCCTTACTGGTGTTCCATACTTGAAGGCGGCGATCAGGGCTAGCTCCCGGTAAACATCACTGTCTATCATGACGTGTTTCCTGACGTATTTTGCCTTGTCTTTTTGGGCAACTTTCTGAGCCGGCATGCCTCAATCACCCTATGGGTATTATGGTTATTGTGCTATTTAAGCAATACGCCAATAAGTGATGGAAGTAATACCCATATGGGCGCCATAATTGTTCAAGGGTCTTGAGGTATGATCAAGTCCCTATACTTTAGCAGTGCCTCCACACCATACCACCTTATCATCTGATTCACGAATAGCCAAACATCCCTCATGGGAAGCCTTACCCTACCCAACCCATCAACCACCTCATGGGATTTATGGTTATTGTGTTATTTAATCATTACCTGTATCGGTGCTAGAACTACACGTGTAATCCCACGCATGAAACAAAAAAATAAAGAGGGGGGTTTTAGTTGCTAGAGGACTTCGTATAGTTCGGGGGTTATCATCTTGATTAGCTTGTTGGCTAGGAAGGCGTCAAACCATTTCTTGACCGTCCTGTCATCGGGGCCTCTGACGTTTGCTATCGCCATCAGGATATGCTTGCGGGGGATTTGCTGGCCGGGTATTATCGCTATGTATCCAAGATGCTCCTCTAGGAACTTCCTAACCTCTGCGAAGACCCTTCCAACCTTGGGCTGGGGGTTGGCCGCATTCAAAAGTTTGTGCGCTTCTTGCGTGTGCTGGGCGATCCATACCTTCATTGCCTGCTCGATCTCATGGCTCAAAACCCCGTGAAATCTGCCGTATTTCTGGAAAGCTACCCGCCTAAACTCCTCTAACACCTTCTTATCCACATAGACATATATACCGGCTTTATTGGGAGGAAGCCTCGGCATCATTGTTCACCTCGGATACTAGTAAACTTTCACGGATACTAGTGCTATATGATACATATATATATACATTTCTATCAAGAAAGTTAGAGTAGAGTTCAAAAAAATTAGAGATAAATAAGGCTTATGCAAAAACCTTATTATCAGAAGGGGTGGCGAAGCCTTATGGGGCGGGGGCACCCACGCACGCAAAATGCACACATTTTTTTGTGCTGTAACGTAGCCTCAAGCCTCTTATAACTACACGTGTAGTTACTCCCTATCTTCTTCAACGGCCCTAGCGAAGCTGAAGCCATCCACAGCTTTTGGCCTTAACCTGAACGTTAGCATCAGCCACACGAGGAACCTGACCTTAAGCCTCTCCAGCCTCTCCCCTATCCGCATCACGCATCAGGCATAATAACGACCAATATATTTCTATTAACGATATGAGCAGGGCTGAGCTTATCGCATACATCGTCCTCATGGCCATGTTCCTGATCACGGTAATCATGTTGCTGGTCTTCTTGGGCCAGATGATAAACCTGCTAAACAAGTGCCTAGACCAGCCATGCACATGCTTCCAATGGCCCTCAAATATACTGTGCTACAATATTACAAGGTGAATCACACGTGAATATCAAGGAGCTGATAGACAGGTCAATGACAAACAGGGCTAACGAGAGGCCCCTTGAATACGCCTTCGCATGGTCTTGCCTAGCGCCGCTCCTACTAGTCCCAGAGAAGCATAGGAGGAGGATCAGGATTCTGGATGTTGGAGGGGCTGACAGCCTGCTATCTAAAACCCTAGCCAACCTGGGCTTCGACACAACCGTAATAGACATAAACCCCGTAGATCACGGCAAGGCGAAATACATATGCGCCAACATCCTCACATACGACTTTCCCGAGCAGTCATTCGACATCATAATAGCCATCTCAACGATAGAACACATTGGCCTACAATGCTACGGCCAAGACATACAAGACCCGGACGGAGACATCAAGACGATGGAGAAGATCCACAGGTGGCTGAGAAACGGCGGCCTAGCAATAATAACCCTACCATACGGAAAACCACACCACCCGCCAACCTTCGAACGAACCTATAACAAGGACACCCTCAAAGACAGGATACTCAGACACGGATGGAACATCCTAAGGCTGGAATACACGTGTAATAACGGGACATGGAGACAATGCCTAGAACAAGAAGCAAACACACATGATGCCGCAGTCCTAATGCTCCTCCAGAAACACAATGCTTATAAATGATCACGAGTAAAATGGCCATGAACACCATGAGGCGGGAAATACCAATACTGTTCTGCATAATCCTATTAGCCTTCTCGATGATCGTCCCGGCATTCGCCGCCAAGACGATGCAAATAGAAGTTGAGACCCACAGGGAGTTCGTCAGCCCATATACGGGCGAGGTTGAGAGACACGCATCATTCTACGCATTAACGGGAGACCATATCCAATGGTGGACTGGCGGAGCAGTCTTCATCTACAACGTAAATGGAACCGAGGCCAAGGCCAAGATACAGAACTTCACCCAAAGCCTAGTAAAGCTCCTAAAGGACATAGGATTCATCATCGTAGCCGGAACGGTTAAACCAGTATATGCCAAGATAGTATATGTATATGAAGGCGTGATAGAATACGAGGGATTCTACTTCGTGGACGACAATGGCTCAATAGTGGTAGAATGGGCGGAGGGGAAGCCGCTCACAATAACAATCACGGCAAAGGCCACGATCAACGCCAGCACAGCAACATATGCAGGCCGAGCTGACTGGGCCGAGGTAAAGGTTCCAGGAGGAAAGGCATACATAACCCCGAAGCTAGAAATACCATTACCAGACAAGCCGATACAAGTCCTAGTAATCCCACGTGAAGGATTCACCGGAATAACAACAGAGGTCAGCAACTATTACCATAACGAGACCAGAACATACATGCTCGGAGGAGGCCCAGAAGTCTTCACCATAGAGCCATCACCGGCTGGATGGACGCTCCACGACTCGCCGACATTCTGGGGCAAATACCCCGCCTTGAAAATCCTCTATGACGAAGAAGGCAGACACGTCCTCCTAATTGACTGGTTCTGGCACTCCGAAGTCCCAATATAACCCTGAAACCCTCTTATTTTTTTATGTGTTTCAGAATAATCCTTTGCCCCTAGCCCCTGATAAGGCCCTCATCCTAAGGCCCTCGATCTTAATCGCCCTAACAAGGTCATCAACAATCAGCTCAACCCTATCCCTAATATCCTCCTCAAGCAGATCCGGCATGGTATATGATACAACAGTCCTAACCACATCCGCTAGATCACGCCTGAGGTCATCCTCACCTATCCTGCCGTGAGTATAGAGGTCTGCTAGTAGCTTTATCGTGGCCGCAACATCAACCTTAGCCCTCGGATCATCAATGCCAGCAATCAACGCCTGAACCTTAGCCATCAACACCATGCCCCATCACCCCCTAATCGAACACCTTTACCACAGCCCCGCACTCGGGGCACTGGAACCCCTCAATAACCTTAACAACCGCACTCATAAGTATATCCTCCTTCCTAACCCCAGTCCTCTGCTCCAGCTCATTAAGCTTCTCCCAAACCCTGATCGGAACAACGATCTCAAGCTTCATGGACATGCCCCATCACCCTTATACCTTGACACCGCCCCGGGCTGACATAAATTTCAGGATTATATGCGCCCCAGCCCTAAGGGCCTTCGGATCAGTATTAGGCTTCCTCTCCCATATCTTAAGCTCCTCCTCAGCTATAGCCGTCCACCGGCTCACAGACTCCTTCTTAAGCCTCTGATAAAGATGCAACATGAACCTTAAGACGGTCAACCTCTTATCCCCGGTAAAGCCAAAAGCATCACAGACATAGCGGGAAAGCGTCTCAATATACGCCCTATCATACCAGAACTGCTCATAAGCCTTTTGAGCATCTTCCGATAGCTCCCTCCCCCGCTTCCTCCACCATTTCTCATACTTTAACTTAGCTCTTTCTATAATCCTCATCTCATTCTCCGCCAAAAGGATATGACTATAAATCCACCTATCCTTTATGCTCTGAAATGTAATCGGCTCATCACCAAGCTTCACGATCTCATTATAGTATAAGAAAGGCTTTCTTTCATACAATACAGTAAAAGGCAGTAGCCTTACATCTCTATTCCCAGTTGACATCTGCTGAGACTCCTGTATCTCGTCTTGGGGATTATTTCCTTCACCAGATTGAGCATCATCTCCCTTAACGCTATTACCATTCATCCCCTTTGCATCTTTGCTATTTTTCGCACTCTCCTTCGCCAAAGTCATACCTCAACACTAGAGAATATTATAGCGAAGTATATAAAGATAATGCTGGCACCCACATTGAAACCCCTGCATCGCAAGATTTAAAAGCTGGTATTACGTGCCTACACATGCAGGTAAAGGGGTGAGGTAGGGAGATGCCGCTCTACCGAGACGGCATAATGATGTTCGAGAAGTATTCGAAGAAGTATAACCCGACGGTAATCGGCACCAGGTTCACGGATGTCCAGGCCACAGCGCTAGCGAGGGCTCAGGCAGGCCTCAACAAGGTTGACACCATCAGGTCAATGGTCAGGGACTACCTAGACTCCAAGGGGATCACGGGCGGCGTCAGGGCGCTCTACCTGGCGTTCGCCCTGAAGCTGTGGGCCCACGTTGAGAGGCAGGGAAACACCGCATCCAACAAGATTGCAGACGGCCTAATCGCCTACTTCAACAAGGCCTACGGGCTTGATACTACGCTACTCACCGACATCGCCAACGCAATCATCGTGAAGCCATCGGCTACACCGTAAAACAGCCAACCAGCTCACATCTTTTAAATTCCCCCTTTTTCTTTTTTTCTGATGAACGGGAGACCGGTAGTATATTACATCTACCCAACCACGAAATGGGTCTCCTTCAGGATAATAGCCGAGGAACATATAAGACAGATACAAAAACAGTTTTACGTCCAGAAGGTTGATGAGACGGCCCTAGCAACAATACTACCGATAGCATCAATATCAGCCAAATCAGTCATATTCCTCCACCCATACTTCTATCCGATACAGGTCTATGAGAGGAGGCTTTTTTCAAGGATCGGAAAAATAGGCAACCTCATAGGGGTAGATGTTGCGGACACGGATCATATGACAGAGATAGCCGTAAGGCTAACGGGATACGCAACAGCCATGATAGTCCCATCAAACTTCTCAGGGAAAACATATGTAGAGTCAGGGGTAAAGACGCCAGTCCACGTGATTCCACATGGAGTCCACGAGTCATACATTGATGCAGAGCCATCAAAGCCCAACATATTCAAGGCCCTCCACGACTACAAGGCTATGACGAAGAAGAAGCTGATGCAGATATGGGTCTTACACAGCTCATACCGCAAGGGCGAAGACCTCGCATACAAGATCTTCAACATACTCGTTAAAGAAAGGATGGACGTAGCCCTAGTCGTCAGAAGACCACTAAGCATAGACCTATACGACTCCCCAATAAACCCCGAAAAGCTAACGCCAAAGATAACAATAGGCAAATCATACCTCACGGATGAGGAGATAAAGGAGCTGATGGACATATGCGACATCTTCCTCCTAGCAAGCAGGGGAGGAGGCTTCGAACACCCACCCCTACTGGGAATGGCCAGGGGTGAGATAGTCATAGCGGCCAAGGGAGGAGCATGGGAGGACTACATGCCGGAATGGGGCCTAGTCCAATCACAGAAAAGCGAAACAGTCCTGCCCGGAAACCCGATACACGACGGCAGGGGAGTAGAAATGATAGCCGACAACGCAGTAGCAAAGATCTACGAAATACTAAACAACATGGACGAATACAAGGCGAAAATCAAAGAACACGTAGAAAAACACGTAAAACCAAACTTCACATGGGATAAAATAGGCCAAAAGCTCAGAGAGCTGACAGCAAGATATTTACACATGTAGGATCACCCCATTATATGGGGGAGGAGGAAAAAGATGGCAACATCAGACCAGATACTCAAGAAGCAGAAATACTTTGAGAAGACGCTATCGCAGAGCGCAATCTACGCAATATACCTCAGGCACCTGGACACGGCACCCCTATTCGCAGAGAACATCTGGTTCCAGATACCGGTCTTCGACCTATCAGCGCTAGGGCTAGGCCTCCTATACAATATACTCCCAATAGAGTTCCTGCCATTCCCAATAGACTTCCAATACCAGTCGCCCACAGCTGAAGAGACGCTACAAGGCATATGGGCCAACTTCGTTCCAGTTGAATTCGCTAGGATGTATATCTGGATGACCGACTACCGTGAATACATCCTAGAAAACATGAAGGAGGAATATCAATTCGACATGATAATGGAGTCCCCGAAGAAGGCCGTCTATGGCAAGACGCTATACGCCAAGGGCATATATGACCCGCCAGTCCAGAGAGAATTCCTCAGGAGCACATTCATGAGGCTAAGGTTGCTCAGGAAGCCAGACGTATCATACCGAGACATGCTTAAAGACCTAGCAGAATACCTGAGGATGGCTGGGGTCACGGATGAACACGTGTGGAACAGGCTGATGCTGATATACGCCGCCCAGACACAGGCATTTGTCCTCGGGCTAAGCCCACTGGGGGTGGGCAGGCTATCCAGAAGGGATGGAGACATGGCGGTTGTAACGATAATGGATGCACGTGGAAACATAGTTGACGTAAGGTTCAGGACTCTAGACCACAACCAAATAGGATTCATACTCGGCCTAACGCCCCTAGGATACGGCTACCTCCTCCCCCGTGACGAAAGCATATACAAGATGCCCGATGGAAAGAAGAACCCGCAGATCATAGACATAATCAAGAAGAAGATCAGGGGAATGAGGGATAGATACGTGCTAACAACCTTCGCCTACACCAACTACCACCCCGCCCAAGAGATGTCAGACTACCACAAGAGCCTCAAAACAGCGCAATACGACACTCTCCAAACATATAGATCCATGATAGAGGACTGGGTTGCACGCCAAATACCGCCCGATGAGGCAAACCCGGCCAGAATAAGACACTACCAGAACGCAGTCCTCCAGCTCATATCATGGCGGGCGAAGCGCCATAGGTGGGGCTGGGAGGGCTGGAAGGCCATGACCGAGGACGAATTCAGGGACTGGTGGCTCGGATACTGGAAACAGCAAGGCTTAAATCAGTCTGTGCTAAGGAATTTATACGAGGGAATAGAGCCTTGGCTGAGGAAGCTCCGAGAAGGAAAGCTAGAATTAGGAGAGAGGGTGAAGAGGCTGAGGCGGACGTTAGCCCGGCTGATGTAGCGCCAGTAAGGCCTCAATCAATAATACAGACAATGCCACAGCCCGTTGCGACACAGCAACCCGTCATCGCCCCAGACATACGTGACGAGCTAACAACCCTAATACAAGACCTGCTCCTAAAAACACATGAGCTAAGCTTCGAATATTCGACAATGGAATGCGAGGATCTGAGCGCATGCCCACTTGGAAAGAAGTGCAAGGAGCTATTCAAGATCGTTAAGAGGCTCAATGAGGTCGTCAGGAAGGCGACGCCGCCCCCAGTAGGATGAACGGTGGGGTGAGATGGAGACCAAATCCATCCTCATCCCCCCAATTTTTATGCAGATAGACGGCGTCACGGTAGAGCTAGTTGAGGTCAGCAAGCACTTCCTAGCCCCAGACCAGCCATACTACATAGCCTCAGTAAAGATTATATACAAGGGGATACACAGCCGGGTCTTCCCAATCTTCGCAAAAGATATAACAGACCTGAAGAACAAGCTCAAGGTGGAAATAAACAAGGTGAAATTCATAGAATACTCATGCGGACTTGAGGAGGTGAAGAAGCTCATATGCTAGACGATGAACCATTCCAGCTAACCCCAGAGGAAATAGAGGCCATAAGCAAGGCGGTAGCAGACGCAATAGCCCAAAACATACAAACCATCCAAAACACGATAACAAACAACCTACACGTGTATGAAATAATACCCGAAGACAAAATAGAAGAACTAATTGACCTAGACCTAATAGCATCATCAGTTCATGGCGTAACCGACATACTGGGACAGATCTCAGGCTGGTTCCAAAGCGTAATAGACAACGCAAGAAAACTCATAGTAAGCGGAATACAGGGGTTCATAAATACATATGTAATGCCAGCGATAAACACCATAAAAGACTGGTTCTCTAAAACAGTTCCAGAAGTTGGAAGGGCCTTCGGCGACCTCGTAGGAATAATATCGGACAAGATCACGGCCCCATTAAGATCTGTAGCAAACTTCTTCACAGTAGATATACCAAACTACTTTAGAAAAGTAACCGACTTCTTTACAAAGGATATACCCAGCTTCTTCTCAAAGGTAGTAGATTTCTTCACGAGAGACCTACCCGGATACTTCAGCAAGGTAGCCGACTTCTTCACCAGAGAACTACCAAGCCGATTCAGCACAGTAATAGACTTCTTCACAAAGACGCTACCGCAACACTTCGGGTCAGTAATAGACTTCTTCACAAAAACACTCCCACAACACTTCGGCATGGTAGCCGACTTCTTCACAAAGACAATGCCCCAATACTTTGGAACAGTAGTTAACTTTTTCACCAAAACCCTGCCAGACAACTTCAACATAGTAATAAACTTCTTCACCAAAACAATTCCACAATACTTCGGCCTCGTAGCCGACTTTTTCACAAAGACAGTCCCACAATATTTTGGCATGGTAGCAGACTTCTTTACCAAGACAATTCCACAATACTTCGGCATGGTAACTGACTTCTTCACCAACACGGTGCCAAAATACTTTGGACTATTAGCTGACTTCTTTACCAAAACAGTCCCACAATACTTTGGAATGGTGGATGATTTCTTCACTAAAACGGTTCCACAATACTTTGGGCTAGTCGTTGATTTCTTTACCAAGACAGTGCCACAATTCTTCAGCATGGTAATGGATTTCTTCACCAAAACAGTTCCACAATATTTTACCCTCGTAGCAGACTTCTTCACTAAGACGGTTCCGCAATATTTTGGAATGGTAGCCGACTTCTTTACTAAGATGGTTCCACAATATTTTGGCATGGTGGCGGACTTCTTCACTAAGACAATTCCACAATATTTTGGAATGGTAGCCGACTTCTTCACCAAAGCAGTTCCACAATACTTTGGAATGGTAGGCGCATTCTTCACCGAAACGTTGCCAAAATGGATAGAGGGAATGAGAAAAGGGGTTACAGACTTCATAGACCTGTTAATGAAACTGCCATCAAGAGCGGCTGACATACTCATGACAGTTGGAAAATTCCTATTCGACACAATTATAGATCCCATGATAAAGGGAATCAACACATACATCATAGCACCACTCGCAGGCGGCGTAGAAAGAATGTCAGGAATACTCAACAGCGTTGGAGCCGCATTCCAAGGATTCATGAACGCAATCCTAAAATTCCCAGAATGGTTCCAGAGAAACCTAGTCGAACCATTCCTATCAGGACTAGGAAAAATAGGTGAATGGATCTGGAATGCACTGCCAGGATGGGTGAAAGATGCATTAAACGCAATCACGAACTTCTTCACCAAAGACTTGGTAAACTTCTTCACCAAAACCCTGCCAAGCTTCTTCGACACATTATCCAAAGGGTTCCAAGACTTCATAAAAGACCCACTTGGATGGTTCCAGAGAAACCTAGTTGAACCGCTAGTTGAAGGCCTAAACGCCATCGGGCAATGGATATGGAACGCCCTCCCAGACTGGATGAAGAACGCAATAACAGCAATACAAGACTTCTTCACCAAGACAGTTCCAGAATTCTTCAGCTCAATTGCAAAAGGAATACAGGAATTCTTCAAAGACCCATTAGGATGGCTCAAAACACACCTAGTCGAACCAATAATCCAAGGATTCAATGCCCTGGGACAATGGATTTGGAACGCATTACCGGATTGGCTCAAAGAAGGGCTAGAGGCAATAGGAAACGTATTCAAGGCAATAGCAGAAGGTGTAGTAAACTTCTTCAAAGACCCACTGAGAACAATCATGAAAGGATTCGAAGCATTATGGAGCGGAATACAATGGCTGGGACAGAAAATCTGGGAAGGCCTACAATGGCTAGGCGGAATAATATTCAAGGGGCTGGTAACCGCAGGAGAATGGCTATGGAACGCAATTAAGGGAGGGGTAGAATGGTTCATAAAGGCGCTAACAGACTTCGGGACAACAATCGTCAACACGATAACAGGCGCAGTAGTAGGGGGGCTAAAGGCAATAGGGGAATCGCTCATAAAAATGACCGTTGACTTCGTGGAATGGCTACTCGGAGCATCACAGAAATGCGCAACACATGTGGGCCCAGCAATAACCGACCTAGCCGTCGCATTAGTTAAGCCATTCGGAGTTATAGTTCCAACACAATTAGGTGCACCACTAGTAGCACTAGTTGACGAAGTCAAGCTCGCCAAGAACATCTCACAGTCCATAACATCCCTTGGCAAACTAATCGTGCTATGGGGTGGAACCATCGCAACCAGCCAAGCCCTCGCAACAGGAGCATGGGCGATACTGCACGGCATCGCAACGCCGCTGGACAAGGTGAGGATAGTAACACCATTCAAGATAAAGGCTAAGGCAAAAGGCAAGGGCAAGTTTCATCCGGCTGGAGTTGGCGCTGAGGGAGGAGCAGAGGGAGGCGCTGAGGCAGGAATATCTGTCCCACTAACGATAAACCTAGGACTATTCATAAGGCATATTGCCAGCGAGATAAGGAAACACGCCGACACAATAGGAAGATCACTTGCATATGGATTCGGCATATGGATAACCCAGCCGATGGTCAGGCTCGCAAGTAGCATATTCAGAAACATGCTAGTCGTTGAGCTACCAACACTAGAAATGATTACCGAATCCATGAGGAGACACATGCCACACGAAAAATTCAAGGACATATTGAACAAGTCAAGAGAATACCTAGCCCTCTACGGATACAGCGACACCGTGATACAATGGCTCACCTCAACAGTAGATGAAGAGGGAATGGCAATAACCATAACTGACAGATTTGGCAGACCAAGGAAGATCCCAGTATCATTAATGTATAACCTGCCGTCACCATCCGACGTTGCCAGAATGGTTATCAGAGATGTAATCATAAACATTGACGACCTGAAAAAGATGTTCATGATGAGAGGCATGAGCGAGGACATAGGCATCCTATACTACCTGCTACACTTCAGATACCCGCCACCCGAAAGGCTATGGATATTCTACACCAGGGGAATAAGCGGGCTACTATGGGCTAGAATATCAGGAACAGAAGCTAGAGACGTTGAAAGGGATGTTAAGGCATCTGGAGGATTCCTGCCAAGATCACCAGAAGAACTCAACTTTGAAGCATCAACGTTAGAGAACCTACTAAAGACATACCTAAAGTGGCATGATTTTGCGAGGTTTGCATATGCAGAAGGATGGCCATCAGACAACCTCATAGTAATGGATACACTTGCAGACATACCGACGAAGATTGATCAGAGATGGCTCGTTAGGTTTGGGCTATACCAGCTACTGAGCGAGAGGGGAGTCGGATATAAATCAGCCGTAAGCGAATTCTGTGAAAAGGTTGTAGAAAGCGCATCAAAAGGAAAGGTAATATTAGACCTAACCAACTTCTGCCGGACGCTACAAGCGACAGGCCTGCACCCATACTGGGTTCCAATAACTGCGGTAGCTGAGACGATAAACGCCATAACGGATGAGAGAACGCTCCTGAGAACCGGCGTAATGAGCCTATATAAGGAGGGATTCCTCGACAGCTCCGCTGTATCAAGGCTTGGCCAGGGGATAGTGATGACATCATTCAACGTGGCATACTTTGACCCAGTATCAAACACGTGGAAGACCGGATACATAAACGTCCCGCTAAGATACCTTGGAATGGAGGCCCAGCTAATAGGCCTAAGGGCCATAATGGACAGGGCCCTAGACATCCTAAGAGACATACAGAGAGATGCACTAACAGCATACCAGGAATTCATAATAACGGATGAAAGCGAATTCAAGTCAAAGCTATCAAACATAATAAACAGCATAAACTCAATCTACGAACAGGAATACACCAAGATAATCGGAGAATCGCCGCCAGAGGATCTAAAGCTCAAATACGTTGAAAGCTACTACTCAGCATACCTCAAATCCCTAGAGATTTGGAGAGAGGTATTCACCACAAGAAGGATCAGGATGTGGACTCAGAGATGGCTAGGATGGGTCATGTATAGGGCCGCATACGGAACAGTAACAAAGGAAGACATACAGAAACTCGTATCACTAATGGGAGACTACGCAAAGCTAACCGAAAAAGAAGTCCAATTCATACAAGAAGTCCTAAACATAATGTATGGCATGGCAAGGAGGGAGGTGGCGGCTGAATACCTGCCAACGCCATCAACAATGGCCACGCTAAGCGAATACCTGACACTAGACACAGGCCTAGTCAAGAAAATACTAACGGAGAGGGGAATACCAGAAGAATGGCAGAACATATGGCTGAGATACATATCGGTAAAGCCGATCAAATCAGATGCAAAATCACTGCTATCAGCACATGTAAGAGCATTCAGATACGGGGCAATAACAAGGGAAGCCCTAGACGCATTCATATCAACCCTGCCACAATACGGCTTCACGGATAAGGAGATAGACATCGTAAGGAGAATCGCAGAACTGGAGGAGATGATACTTGAAGCCCGTGAAAACAGGCGTGAATACATACCAACACCATCAATGCTGGCAACACTATCAGAGTATGTAGCCCTAGACCCAAGCATGATTCAAAAGGTATTTGATGCCAGAAATGTTCCACCAGAATGGAGGGCAATATGGTCTCAATACATATCAGTCAGGCCGATAGCGGATGATGTTAAGGCATTGCTATCAACATACAGGCGTGTATTACTATACGTCAAGATACCCGACGAAATAGCCAAACAGGTGCTAGAATACGCCAAGCTGATAGGGTTTACTGACAGAGAGCTAGCAATACTAGACCTGAGAAACAGGCTAGAGGAAATGCTCATAGAATACAGGGAGAACAGGAGAGAATACATACCAACACCATCAATGCTTGCAACAATGTCAGAATACATGACAATACCAGCAGATCTAATACAAAAGGTGTTCGAAGCAAGGCATGTTCCACCTGAATGGCAGACAATATGGATGCAGTATATCAACATCAGGCCGATAGTTGATGATGTAAGAGGCTTATTATCCTCATACCGGAGAGCCCTGATATACGTCACGCTACCGGATGACATAAAGAAGAAGGTGGAATCCTACGCCAACACAATAGGCTTCACCCAGACGGAATGGGACATACTGACACTAAGAGTAACCCTTGAGGAACTGATACTAGAGGCCAGGGAGAATAGGCGTGAATACATACCAACACCAATGACATTGGCAACACTATGCGAATACCTCCCAGAGGCCAGAGAGTTCTTTGACGACGTCGTAAAGGCTAGGAGGATACCAACTGAATGGCAGAAGCTATGGGCCAAATACATAGACCTCAGGCCGCTTATTGACGACATAAAGAGATACCTGTCAAGGGCAGAACAACTATACGTCAGATTCATGATAAAGAAGGACGACTTCATGAAGGTTCTAAACGAGGTTGCCAAGAACCTAGGATACACGACAACCGAGGTTGACTTCCTGCTAAAGGTAACAGAATTCGAGAGATACGCCAACGCATGGAGAGAGCTAATAGGAACCGTTGACAGGCTAGTAGAGCTCAGCGAATATAGCCCAAGAGCATCAAAATACGCCCTAGGAAAGGTCTATGAGATGATAGACGCCCTCCCACTCCCACAGGCAGACAAACAGGAGCTAAAGGCCATGTGGGAGGAATACATCAAGAATAGGCCGGTCAAATCAGAGGCAAGGCTATACATCACACAGCTATCAAACGCCTATGCAGAAGGCCTGATAAGCGATGCGGACTTCTCCAGAGAACTAGAATCAATGAAGCAATGGGGATTCTCCGACAACGAGATAATGTTCTATAAAGCAAGGGCCGCACTCATGAAGGCAAGAAAGCTCAAGCTACCGCTAATGTGGGAGTAGGGGTGACAAAAAATGAGCAAATGGTCATTAACCTATAAAGGGATTGAGCCAGTCTTCCCAGAGGAATGGAACACCATAATAGACGCCCTAGACTACTTGGACAAAAAGGTGGTAGGCGGGCTTGCAACATTCATGGGGGACGGAGCGACAATAACCTTCAGCATAGGACACGGCATAGGGGCAAAACCGGTAACAGCAATGGTTGTAAAAGGTGCATCAGGGCTACCTGACATAGACTATATAACCGTTGACGAATCCTCGATAAACGTGACGTTCAAGACACCGCCAGCAGACGGCGCAAACGTGGCCATATGGTGGCTCGCAGTAAAACCGTGATCCCATCAAACATTCCTATCAATTTCACGCATGGCAACCTCGATAACCTTCAGCGTATCAATGACCAGATTATGATCCTTGGTTAGCACGAAGTCGCCGAAAGCAACCTTACGCATCATCCCAGCCCTAGTCTCAGCCATAGCAATCCAATACTCGACATTAGACAAAGTCCTCCCAGTCTTAGCCTTAAAAAGCTCATAAAGGTGCTTCAGAAGATCTAGGGACTTACACGTGTAATCAACCGGCAAATTAGTATCCTGAGACAAGACATAATCCCCATCACTAACATACCTCATCTGGCCGACATAGCCCTCAAGATCCGAGATAAGGCTATTGGCATAGTCGTCCCCGATCTTGGATGAAACGGCCTTAAACAGGTCTATCATATTCCTGCACGCATCAACCTTGGTATTATTATCCTCGGCCACTATCACGTCCCATATGGCCACAAGCTCCGGGGTAAATGAATAGACCCGCCTAACCTCAACCCCGGCAAGAGTATATCTAACCTTGGCCTCAACATCATTAAACTTGAAAGAATCAACAACACCCATACTCGCCCCCATCCCGGTAAAGCCCTCGTCCAAGAACTTATCCATAACCTCTACAACATAGTTCGCCATCACCAAAACAGCCATCAACACATATATATAAACCATCTAACACACCTAATCACGATGTCCCACACAAGCCATGAAAAGCCCGACACAGCAAAACTGAGTGGATGGGTTGAGGCCATAGTCAGGGACAAGGACGGAAACATAAAATACCATATAAACACGCTTGAAGAAGGCGAAAAAGAAGAGGAAGAAGAAGGAGACTGCGCCATCTCAATATTCCCAGCATCACAATCAGTGACATTCTACTGGAGGAGAAACGTAATAACAAACGTAGGATTTGCGGCGGTCATACGGCTAATATTCGAAGGCTTAACAGAGACGAAATTCGGCTACCTAGCAATCGGGACTGGAACAACAGTGGAAGCCGTAACGGATACAAAGCTGGAGAATGAGATAGCGAGAAAAAGCGCCACAACCACGCAATCAACCCTAAACATAACAGGAGACCTAGCAATAGTTGAAGCAACATTCTCAAAGGATGACGGCCTATCAGGGACACACAATGTCTCAGAGGTAGGAATATTCAACGCCCCGACAGGAGGCATACTACTAGCACGAAAAGTATTCGCACCAATACCAATAAACTGGGACATAGGAGACACCATAACCATGAGATACTTCATAAACATAACAAGATAAAGGTGAGATAATGCCGGTTCGAATAAGGGAGAAAAAACGATTCAAGGGAACGGCAACCCCAACGGAACTAAACCGTGAGACAACAGTAATAGACCTGCCAAACCAGGCAGACGACTTCATCCTAGAAGGTCAAATAAGCCTCCAGAACATGCAGTCAGGGGATACGGTAATATTAAAGTTCTACATAGCAGTAGATGGTGAAAACCAAGTGTTAAGCGACAATGTAATGTTCATGGGCGCACAGGCCATACCAGTCGTAAGAATACCATCAATAACCCTAGCATACGACTCAAAGCCGAAGCTAACCCTAACACAGACAACTGGAGTCATCAGATCATATCCATACAGTATAATAATCCAGGTAATGGAGGTGATCTGAGACATGAGCCTATGGCATCCCATGAGGCTTAGATGGACGGTAAAGCTATCAGAACTAGAAATAGACACAAGCAAGGACTGGAGAGGCTATGTAATAAAAAACCTCGGAGCACCAACAGACCCATACGACTCAGCAAGAAAAATAGACCTAGACACCCTAGAAATACCCTGGAATAGAGTAACAGATAAGCCGGAAAAATATCCACCAGAATCACACGGGTCAAGTCATGGAGCAGATCCAAATTATCCAACCTCGGGAGCAAGCGATCCAATAACCGGGTGGATCTATCCAAGCCACATAGGCCCAAGATCAACGGACTATACCACGCCGGTGCGCATGTGGTTCTGGACAAGGGACTACACCGGACAAAACACGCTAAACAACATACTATCACCAATGGACTCTGGAGCCGGTAAACTTGGAGACAGCAGTTACCCCTGGGGAGAAACATGGACTAGATCACTCTACACGGATAACATAAGGCCGGTAGCAAGCGGCAGTGGAGGAAACATCGGCGCATCAGACAATTACTACTACTCAGCATACATATACAACATCTACACGAGATACATTGACTGCGGAACACCAATATCAGGAGTGCCATCAAGCGAAATACATGCCGACTATATATACAACAAGTCAGGAGACGGATACGGATACCTCGGATCATCAAGTCAAAGATGGGGCTACGCCTACATCGTAAACCTATACGCCAACTATCTAAACGGCTGGAACCCAGACGCCCATAGGAGCCGACATGAAAGCGGTGGAGCTGATGCCATAACCGGCTGGATAAGCCCATCATATATAGGGCCGAGATCTGATACCGCATCATCTACAATATTTAGAACTGATAACATTGCTGGCACTAGCGGAGTTAACCACAAGTTCCGCCCATCACGGGATACGTTTGGATACTTGGGTGATACAAGCTACCGTTGGAACTTCCTATACACATATTATTCATATATGTGGGAGCTACGTTTCAGGGGAAGCGGGTATGCATACTTCCCAGCCGACACCAATACGGATTGCTATATAGAGCCCATGTCGGATGCACGTAGCTTTGTCGGCACATCCAGCTATCGTTTTTACCAAGTTAGAGCAGTTTACATAACCTCTGGGGATCTATGCTTTGAGGATCGGTATTGCGCCGTTTGTGGTAAGAAGTTTAAAGTCGGAGACTCCATCACGCTTAAAGTTATAGCCGTAGATGATGATGAATGCAGAATAAGGACGATACCAGTTCACGTTGAGTGCAACCCCCATAACCCTAACCCAGACCTCCTCAAATTACACGAGGAGATGTTGAAGCCTAACAGGGGTAATCTACCGGAAGAGTTCAGGCCAAAGGCTAAGCCTTTCGGCAATCCCGAACCCTTAAAAGAGGGAGAATTTGAAGTTGTAAGCGTCACGGTTGAGGATGAAAACACAGCCATGTTCAACGTAATAATGTGGGATGGGACACCCCTCAGCATACCAGCGCCAACAAATATATCGGATGAAGATCTAAACAAACTAGTCCAAGAATATTACGAAATGAAGAAACAATTTGAAAGGGAGCTTGAGGAGAGGAGGAAGAAAGGCCAAGCTAGGTTAAATAGGGACTGGCGTGGCTACAAGGGGAAGATACCAGCCGGAAAACCCTCATAAACAAGCTTTTATACCAGCAAATACCCATAGCATCAGGGAAGCATGATCTGCCCATTCATAGGGGTATGTAGGTTAAAGGTCTCGATAGAGCACTACTCGAATGTATGCTCCAACCTGTCAAAGGACGCATACAAGGGATGCGACGAGTATAAGCGGCTATCCGCAGAGCCGAGAACACCATCAGAATGGGGAAGACTGCTAACAATAACACCACCGCCACCATAAAAGTGAAACACCCAGTGAACGGAAATGCACGACAAAAGCAGGGTCAAGGGATGGATAGAGGTGATAATAACCGACAGACACGGAAACATCAAGTATCACATCGGATCTACACGTGTAAGACAACTATCAAACATCATCACCAACGTGGGGCTGGCCGCACTAGTAAGGCTCATGGGAAGCGGCCTAACCGAGTCAAAATTCGGCTACATAGCCATAGGAACGGGAACAACCCCGGAATCCGAGACAGACACAGCCCTAGAAAACGAGATAAAGAGAAAAGCCGCAACCATAAGACAGGTAACAACAACAATAGACGGGGACACATGCCTCTTCGAAGCAATCTTCTCAAGAATAGACGGTCTAACAGGCTCGCACAACATATCAGAAATAGGCATATTCAACGCCCCGACAGGGGGAATACTACTAGCACGGAGAACCTTCCTACCAGCACCAGTAAACTGGGACGCAGAAGAACAGGTAACAGCACGATACTGGATACAATTCACACGGTAGGATCAGGCTTCCAAATACAAAGATCCTTGAGGTAATCAAGGCTCGGCAACCTCAAGACACGCCTAACATACGACACCTCAGGCGGCTTTGCGCCAACCATAACCCCGGGCTGATCATGGTCACGGACATACACGGAATCCCTAGCCTCAACAACCACAATATTATACACCCTCCTAGCCATAGCCGGAGCATAACCCCTCTCAACACGTGCATCAGACACCCCAACACCATCCCTAACCTCAATCACAATATTCTTCAACCCCTCCCTATACACCCTAGCGCCAAGAACATCACACCCCCTATCAACCATCCTAACCCGGTCACGGGCCTCAACAGTCCAGCCATAAGCAACATAGCCATCCTCAACAAGCCTATTAATTAGATACCCCAAGAAATTCTTAATAAAAGCAGACGGCCTAAAATCAGTAAAACGATCCTTAACAGGCATCCAAGACTCCTTCGAAACCCTCCAAAGCCTCTCACGATAAACCCTCTCAGCCAAAACCTGCAAATCCAGCGGAGCGCCATCAAGATAAAAAACCCTCAAACACTCAAGAATCCTCCTAGCCTTCAACTCAGCCCATTGTTCATACGACAAGCCATACCTATCAGTATAACTAACCCCCATAACCTCAAAAACACACGTGTAATCAACAACATCAAGCTTTTCCAGCCGCTTAAAAAAAGCTTATAAACATGTGCGGCCACGAAACCCTAGAGGGGATCGTAATGCCCGGAAAAAGAAGGCGAACACTCACTAGAAGCCCAGCCCTAAGGCTGGAAATGTGGGATAAGAAGATGAGGGGAGACGTGTATGGAACCATACTCGAAAGCGTCAAGCCCCTAGCACTCCAGAAGGTCGGAAGCTACCAAGCGATACACGAACACCTCATAGACATCGTAAAAGACGCAGTATCAAGATCATACTCGCAATCAGATCAGGAGAAATCCATGATACATGAATACATGTGGTTCGGATCAAAGCTATGGAGGTTATCACAGACCTACGACGGCCAGGCGCTACAAAACGAGGCAGACGCACTATTCATGTGGTATGTAACCCGGGGAAGAGACCCATATATACTAAGGACAATAGCCCAGGCGCTAAACGTTAAAATATCGCCCACAGATGAGATAGTCCAGAGGATCTTGGCCAGGCCATACGTCTCAGTCGTAGCAGAGGGCCGAGTCACAATGGATGGAACCGAGAAGGTCTTGGCAGAATACACGGGCCCAACCTCATTCATAACAGGATACATAGACCTATCGCCGATGGTGGACGGCGATACTGTAACAATATCAGAATACGTCAAGATAAGGTATGACGGAGAATACAGGCTCATCTTCTCAGAAACATTAGGAAATAAGCAACCAGAACCAGCAACGTATATACTCCCAAGGCTAACCGGATACGCAATCAAAATAACAATGAAGCAGACAACGGGAACATACAAGACATTCGAATACATGATCGTGAAGGTGATCTAACATGTCCCCAGATATACCACTCCCAAGAGTATATGAATTCGTGATCCCAAGCATAGCCCTCCCAGTAGATCAACAATACCGCAGAAAGGAGAACCTCGGGACATTATACTCCGGAACGGTTACGGCGAGCGGTAGCTCATCTGATATAAGCGTGGACAACTTCTCGGCGGCTGAGCTGGAGCTGAAGGTTACATCGGTCTCTGGCACGAGCCCGACGATGGATATCTATATTGAGGGCAAGTTCGAGGCGACTGGAGACTACAAGACGCTTGCATCGCAGACGGGCATAACGGCTACGGGGACATGGTTCTTCACACTGAACCCATTGATCTTCAGATATATCAGGATAAGATGGGTCGTGGGCGGAACGTCGCCCTCGTTCACATTCACGGTCGCAGGCCAGGCAATCGTCTAAAATGGAGGCGGCATAGATGCCATTGGCGCCCAGCAGGCTGGTTACATGGCCGAGCAGATACGCCGTTTACTTCGACGGGATAGATGACTACGTGGTGATTACGCCGTTCACGGTCTACGGCTGGAGCGGGATAACGATTCAGGAGTGGATATACCTGTTCCACCCGAAGGCCAACAGTAGTTTCTCGCAATTCTCAATGATAGGGGACACGTGGACAGATTTTCCATCTATGCGCTTAGTTACAGACAATAGGTTTGATTACACTTCTCTCGATGCTAGATTCGACACGAGAACAAGCGGTGGAGCTAAGAGAGTTTATAGTTTCAGTTTTTATGCTTATAGAAACATATGGGTTAATATTGCAAGGCGATTCTATCTCTCGGATAGAGTCTTTGCATTCTTTATAAATGCTGGTAAAGTAGGCTCGGCAACCATCCCATTAGACGAGAAGACTATCTTAGAATGGAACCCGGACACGGCGACATATCCTATATATTATAAGCGTTTCGTCCTAGGAGCAAACACTATGTTGAATGAATGGATGAAGCTGATGCAGTTCCAGCTACTGATATACAGCAGGGCGTTAAGCGACAGCGAGATAGCGTGGAACTATAATAACCCGTTCAACCCCGTCAGGGACGGCCTCAGAGTATGCTTGATAGCCGACCCGCAATACATTAAGGACATAGACGGTGACGGCAGACTGGAGTGGATAGACCTCAGCGGCTACAATAATCACGGGAAGATTTACGGCGCAAAATTAGTTGACCTATACAAGAGTCCCGTGAGAGCTCTTTCATCCGTCAGAACAATGCTGGTTGCGAGGTGATGGATGAGTATGGATGGGGTAGGTTTGATTCGTGGCTTTGATGGCATAGATGACTACGTGAAGGTTCCGCCTAGCCCGTTATGCCCAAGATGCGGGAAGCATATGGAGTTTATTAAGAGTGAAGGCGTTTATGTCTGTGAGCAGTGTGGCTTGAGAGTATCTGAGTGGGTATATGTCGAGTGGAAGAGGTGGTTCTAGGCATGGTGAAGCTCAGGAGCAAGAGGAAGCCGAAAAAGCTCGATGTCTGGGTCACGGAGATAAGCGTCAAGGATAAAAATGTTAGGAAGAGCCTGCATGATTTGATCAGGCTGGTGAGAAAATATGAGGATCTATCTTGAGCTAATGGAGATCCTAGAGGAGATAGCAACTGAGGAGCCGGACTTCATTAGAGTGGATGTCACGGAGTGGAGCCCGAAAGACGTGGATGTGGCTATCAATTTGCTGTTGGATCAGGCTCAAGCCTACAAGCATTTCACGCTCCAAAAACATTACTGTGGCCACGAGGAAGGCGAACCATGCCATGCAGAGACCATCATACAGAAATAGCCGCCTAATGGCCCTGGCCAGTTCTATCTTCTTTATTTTTTTAAGCCCTCTTATTGTTTTATCCTAATGCTTTAATCCCCCTATTCCTAACGCTTTTCCCTATCCTCTCTTTGCTTTATGGCCTTAGCCTGAACCCTATTCTCAACCCCATTATCAGCCCAATAGCCCCATTCTCTAATTGTTTCCTCATCTTGTTCACCAACTACAAGCACAATCACATACACACGCATACACTTATCACACTAAGCCCAAATAAGCCTACACATGTAGGCATCACCATAAACCCTATACCCCCCCAAAGCATACACACAAGCACAACAAAACACACCATACGCACACATCACACAAAACACAAAAAACCCGCAAAAACAAGCCCAATAGCCAAAAAAAGCCCACACAAAGGCTTACACGTGTA